AACTTTAACTTTATCAAACAACAAAAAAAGTGCTATATTCACTATAAATAATGATGCGAACATAAGTAGATTATATACTTATTTAGATAATTCAGATAATAATGATGCAACAATAACATATAAAAATATTCAATTAGAAAAAGGAACAGTTGCAACAGATTATGAGCCATATGAAGAAAAAAATATAAATGTAGATTTAAAAGGTAATGAATTATGTAGTAATTTAGGCAAAACAACAAATGATGAATTGATAGTAGAAAATTCTAAAGCAAAAATTAATAAAAAAATAAAAGAATTTACATTTACTGGTGATGAAGAATTTACCAAAAGAAGTGATGGTGATGGAAGTACAACTATTACATTTAATTTACCTATTCATGAAGATATAGTTGAATTAAACACTGTCAGTAACATGTTTTCTTATGAACAAAGTTCAACATCTGGTAATGAAGGTATAGGCGTTTCAATCGGGAACAATAAACTTGTTTATATACAAATAAAAAGAAGTAGATTATCATCACTTGATGTTGCTGGTTTTAAAGAATTTCTCAAGGCTAAATACAATGCTGGAACACCTTTAAAAATACAGTGTGAATTAATAGAACCAGAAGTCATCGATTTAGGAAAAATAGATTTTGAATTGTTAGAAGGTAATAGCACTTTAAATTTAGAAGAAGATTTAAAATCTAATATGTCTATTAAATATTATACTGATTCAACTGTAGTTGATTTAAAGAAAAAAGTAGAAAATAAACAAAATGTTATTTTACATGGAACAACGGCTCCATCAAATGATTTGGGAGAAGATGGAGATATTTATCTCCAACACAATTAAGAAGGTGATATGAATGGCTAAATTACCTAGTTTAATTACAAATTCTTTAACCGAAGAAGCATTAAATTATAGTAATTCAGGTAGTGGAAAAATTGAAATTAAACAAACATTTGAAGTTACACAAAATAATAATTTTACATGGACTGTAAAATCAAAAATATACATTAGATTAAGTTCTGATTATAAACAAGGTAATGGTGAAAGATTTTCAGGTATATGGCAACAAATAGGCGATGACATAAATAAAATAATTGAAGATATTCAAATTTTATCTTTATCAGGTGTTTGGATTAACAATGTTCAAGTTTCAAATAATGCGTATGAATGGTACAAAATATTAGAACAAGAAAAAACATATGAGTGTACGACTGGTAGACAAGGTGTTAAATTACAGTGTGGATATGCTAATGGAAATAATAACTATTATTTCGATGATTACACACTTATCTATTTAACTTTACCTGCATTTAGTGGTATGCAGTATAAAGTAAATAATAAATATTATTTCGCTATGCCTTGGATAAAAGTTAATGGTGAATGGAAAAGAGCACTTCAATATGTCAAAGTTAATGGTGAATGGAAAAAATACAATAGTACTTGGTTATGGAATCCAGAAGGATAGGAGGGAGTATGGAACAAAAATTTGAAACTGAAGTTCTTACGAGGCTTGCGGTTATAGAAAGTAAATTAGATGACTATAAGTCAATAAAGGATAAATCAGAATCAGCATATAATTTATCAAATAACAATAAAAAAGAAATAGAAGAAATACAAGAAAAATTAAAATGGTTATCAAGAACAATCACTGGAGCGCTAATTACTGGCGCAATAGGGATTGTTTTCTTAATCATTAGAATAGGAATTGGAATAAATTAAAATAGAGAGGAGTAATATTATGTTTGAAAAATTAAAAAAATTTAAATTTAAAGATAAAGCCTATAATGTAATAAAATGGATTTTATTTACGGGAGTTGCACCTACTATTACACTAATAATAGGTCTTGGAAAATTATATAATTTTGATACAACATTAATTGTTGGTACAATATCATTATTTGCATCATTTTTAGGAGCAATAACAGGTTTATCTAATTATAATTATAAGAAAGAAAATGAAGAGTAGGAGGTAAATGAAAATGGAAGATGCAATCGAAATAATTGCTGATGAAAAATCAGAAGAAGAAAATCCAAAAAGAAGTGAAGATTTTGGAGTAGAAAAGGAGGAAGAATAATGAGAATTTTTGGTATAGATATTTCTTACTGGCAACAAGGTTATCCATATTCAAGTGCAAAAAGCGAAGGTGTAAATTTTGCTATTGTTCGTGCAGGTTATGGTAGAACGAAAGATAGCCAATTTGAAACACATTACTCAAATGCAAAAAAACAAGGGTGGGGTGTAGGTGCTTATTGGTATATGTATGCTAAAACAGTTGAAGCCGCTAAACAAGAGGCATATGCATGCTTAAGTGTTTTAAAAGGAAAACAATTTGAATATCCTATCTATTTGGATGTAGAGGATGTGTCCATTAGAAATTTAGGTAAATCTACTTTAGATGAAATGATAAGAACATTTGCAGAAATACTAGAATCAAATGGTTATTACTTCGGTGTATACACTAATAAAGATTGGTATCAAAATGTCATCAGTGGTGCAGAATTAAATAAAAAATATGATTGGTGGCTTGCTCAATGGTCCAAATCAGAACCAACGATTTTAAATTGTGGTTTGTGGCAATTTGGCGGAGGTACCAATTTTATAAGAAGTAATAGAGTAGGAGGAATAATTACTGATCAAAACTATGCTTTAAAAGACTATCCATCAATAATTAAATCTCTTGGTAAAAATGGTTTCTCAAAATCTGGAGAAGCAACTTCAATAGAACCTTTACCAGAAAGAAGCGAATCAGTTTATATAGTTAAACGTGGAGATACTTTAAGTGGTATTGCAAGCAAATATAATACTACATATCAAGCATTAGCAAGTTATAATGGTATTAATAACCCTAATTTGATTTATGTTGGACAAGTAGTAAAAATACCTAATTGTAGTACAAACACCTCAGATGAGGTAAAATATGTAGTTAAGAGAGGCGATACTTTAAGCGATATTGCATCTAAATATAATACTACATATCAAAAAATAGCATCTGATAATGGAATAAGCAATCCAAATTTAATTTATCCAGGACAAGTATTAATAATTAAATAA